CAAATGATATTGAGCGAAGAAACACTATCGCCAAACTGCTGGCTGATTGGGAACTTTTAACTATTCTTGATTCCAAGAAAGCAGAGCAACAAGCATCACTTTCCCAAATTAAGGTTGTCTCTTTTAAAGAGAAAAACGAATGGGAACTTGTACCCAAGTATAACATCGGTAAGAAAAAATAGCTGATTTACCTTACTAGATTCTAATGATTTTTATTAGAGTGTTTTTTGTTGTTTGCGCTATATAATTATACGGACAATATTTCCGTATCTTTAATTAAGGAGCAATATTATGTGGACAACACCAGCAGCTACAGAAATGCGTTTTGGCTTTGAAGTTACAATGTACGTAATGAATAAGTAATTCGATATAAAAAATATCCAACAAAACCCATTTCGGTGGGTTTTTTGTTATAAATAAAAGTGACTTCACCTTGGGACCGCTAAGTTAATGAAGTGCTATAAAGCGGATGTGGCATTCGACATCGCTGGATCTCGTAACCAGCAAAACTTCTTGCCTTCGGGAAGAAGACTTTACAATCTAACTCGCTTAATAGGAGAAAAAAATGTTAGAACAAATCAACACGTCAATCGACACCATCTCTGGTGCCAAAACTAAATTCGTTGAGACATTCGTCAAAAACGAAGAAATCAAAAACCAACTCCAAACTTTTATTGATGCTCAGCAATCATTTGCTAAGACAGTAGCCAAGACCACAGTAGATTTTTTTACTACGCTCGGAACTTCTGCTATGGCATTTGACACAGCACGTGCATTCAATAAATCAAAGAAGGGAGTATAACATGGTTCATAAATTTTTACCAGATGCGTTGCTAAACCCATCATTTCAAATCAAAGATTTCGACAAATTTTTTGTAGGATTCGATGATCAATTTAATCGTATGGCCAAATTCAGTGAGGATGTTGCTAAGAATATTCCAAACTATCCACCATACAACATTATCAAGAACGATGAGAATCATTATACCATTGAACTCGCTGTCGCTGGCTTCGCTCAACAAGACATCGATATTGAGATGGCTGATGGTAAACTAATCGTCAAAGGTAGTGTTCAAAATGCAGATACTGAAGATGGTAACTTCTTGTTTAAAGGAATTGCTAATCGTGCTTTCACTCGTTCGTTTGTATTGAACGATGAAGTAGTTGTTCACAACGCTGAACTTTTCAATGGTATGCTTAAAGTTTTCTTGGAGCGTCTAGTTCCAGAAACAAAGAAACCAAAGAAAATTGCAGTAAAAACACGCAATGAAAAGCAGTTGCTAAATGAGGAGAAACAAGATGCGACTATTTAAATACATTGGCAACTTGTTTATTTCTCTCGGCGAGGGTATCCAAAATTACAGAACTTACAAAAGTGGGAAAGTGAAATAAAATTATATGTCAGCAACACTACATAACCTTGAGAGCGCACTGGCTGGAGAGTCAATGGCGCATATAAAATATCGTTACTTCGCAAAGATTGCTCGTGAAGAGGGATTTGAAGATGTAGCGAAACATTTTGAACATACCGCTGATCAAGAAATTAAACATGCTTGGGGTCACCTCGAGTTGCTAATCGGCAAGCCATCCACTAAGGAATGTTTGCAGAAAGCAATTGATGGGGAGACTTATGAGTTTACAGAAATGTATCCACAGTTTGAAGCGATTGCTATAAAAGAAAAAGATCTGGAAGCTGAGAAAGAAATGCGTGGTCAGATTCAAGAATCATTTGAACACGCAGAAGCATTTAAGGCTGTATTGGCTAAAGCTGAAAAGCGTTTTACTGCTTTGAAGAAAGTAGAAGAACGTCACGCTAATGCTTACAAACAGGTCATGGGGAGTTTATAATGGATTACGTATGTGTAGTATGTGGCCACGTCCACGATGAAGCATCCGAAGGTAAGTGGGATGAACTTCCCGATGACTTTGAATGTCCAGAGTGTGGTGTTGGTAAAGAAGATTATGTAGAAATGTAAGTAATCATGGCAGGTAGGGGGACTTTCGGGTTCCCCTAAATACTTGTTATGATGAAAGCAAAAATATTCAAAAATCTGGTGTCCTTTGATTCAGTCCGTCGCAAAGACTGGAACTTAAAGATATCCGTATATCAAGATAAGCATGTGATGCTCCTGGCGCAGCACAGGTTGATACCAGAACAAGCGTTCGTAAAGCATTTTAGTGAACTCGAACATGCTGCCAGCTTTATTGATTTTTTAATTGAACAGGATTTCTATGACAGTCAAAATTTTTAAGTTATTAACAGGTGAAGAAGTAATTGGCAGTGAAGAAACACAAGATCGTGATAGCATTACATTGAAGAACCCAGCAGTAATTCTAATGCGCCAAACAGAAGATGGAAGATTTACTGTTGCGCTTGCACCTTATATGGCTTATGCAGAGTTTGGAACTGTTATTATTTACAGAACAGCCATCGCAGCTGACTGTGAACCCGATGTAAAAATGGTAAATGAATACAGTAGGATCTATGGTTCAGGCATTGAAATTGCAAACACCATGCCAAATATCCAACTGACATAACTTGCTTTTAATTCAAATCTCAGGTATACTTGTTATATCTGGGATTTTTTATGGGCGATTATTATGTATATGTTCGATGTTGAGACTCTCGGAGTTGAGTCTACCGCTGTTATATTGTCAGCAGCAATATTATATTTTGAAGAGGGCGATGATTATGACACACTTCTCAAGAAAGCATTGTTCGTTAAATTTGACAGCAAATATCAAATCGAACATCTCAAGAGAACAGTTGATCCA